TGAGAAAATCGAAAAGATGCGGCAATTTGTCGCTGATTTTGAGAGGTGAAGAATGAGTCTTGTAATTCGCCTCCCATTCCCCGCGCCAGAGCTTTTCCCGAATCGGAAGAATGGCAAACATTGGAGCGCAACCAGTGGCATCAAAAATGTGCAACACGATGCCGGGTATTGGGCAACCAAGGCGGCAGGATCGTTTATCGCGCCAGAGGGCTATATACCACTTAGCCTGTTGTTTCTGACGCCTGACAACCGTAAGAGAGACGTTGACAATATGCTTGCTGCAAGTAAATCGCTGATTGATGGCATGGCGCGTGCGCTCGGAGTCGATGACAGCCGTTTCCGCCCGGTGCTGGTTGATTGGTGCAAAGGCCCGGACAAGGTTGGCGCATTGATTGCTGGTGTTGGCGTGCAAATGTCAGTGGCGGTGGAGTTTGATGGGGTTGCGGAATGATCCCGAAATTCAACTACATCAGAAGCCCCGAATTGCTCAAGGCTTGCAGGGCCATTCCTTGCACGCATTGTGGCCGCGATGACGGTACAGTGGTGGCCGCACATAGCAACCAAGCCAAGCACGGTAAAGGCCGCTCAATCAAGGCCAGCGACGTGTTTGTGGCGAGTCTGTGCCATGTGTGCCACTCCGAACTTGATCAAGGCTCTATCATGAGCCGGGTAGACCGTGAGCGCATGTGGGACGCCTGTCATAAGCAAACCCTGCGCGAGCTGGTGCGTGGTGGGCTTTGGCCTGCTGGCATACCTGTACCGCTTTACACAGTGAGCAAAACCCAGCAACTGAAGGAGAAGACGGAATGAATGCGAACAACATCCAAGTGGGCGGCACCCATTGCGCCATAAAGCTGGCCGAGGTGCAGGGATGAGCGCACTTGAAGCGGCCAGTGCTGGCGTCAAAGATATGGCAGACGGTTCGCTGCGTATCACAATTGAATTTGAGCCGCGCTATTCCAAAGAGGCATTCGCACTGTTTGGCGCTCGCGGTACGCCATTGGCTATTGCCGCGCTGCAAGTTGGTTATGCGGCTGCAAGCGGCCCAACTCACAAGGAATCCTTGACGGTTGATAAACCAAAAGGTGGCGCGCTGGCAAAGCTGGCCGGAATGTGGTGCCAAGACCCGGAGTTTTGGCGGTGGCTGGAGACGGACCCCGATAACGCAGCAGATAGCCCGCAAAGCGCCGCTGCTTGCGTGTATGCGCTGTGCGAGATCGACAGCCGCGCAGAGTTGGATAACGATGCTCGCGCCGCTGAATTGTTCCATCGGAACATTCGCCAACCATATCAAAAGTATTTGATCGCGCGGGGAGTAACAGCATGAATGATAGCGGCATCTGCCCAATTTGCGGTAAAAGCTTTACGATAGGCCCCGGTCCCGGAAGGAAATCGCATCCACTATGCTCACGAAAACTTCAGTTATTGAAGGCGGAGGAGGGTGGAAAATATAAGAAGACAACGACAAGAAGGATAACTGGAAAAGTTATTGATTATTTTGCAAAGGTGGGGACAGATTGACCAAGCAAAGAACAGGCCGCTCGGTAGGCCAGCGCATTCGACAGGCCTGCGCAATTGCAGCATCTATCGGGCCCTGCACATACAAGCAGGTCTATGCTCAGATGCCGGATATTGCTCTGCCAAATGCCAGCAAATACCTATCCCGGGCCGTTGGCCTTGGATTAATGACTGTAGAGAGGTCGGAAAGGCCTGGGAAGGGGCATCCAGCAATTTTCACAGTCGTGCCGGGGTGGGAGTTATTGCTTGATCGTCACGCTACGACTCGCATTGTTAAGCGCGTCAGAAAAGTGCCGGTCTCGCGCTGGGAAGGAGTGTCGAGCGTGTGGGGTATGGCAAAATGACCCGTAAGAATGGGTGCTGGAACCGCGCCCATTTTGTTGAGCGACGCGTCGTACAGGACGGATCATTGACAGATGGCAAGACATTAACCCCAAAGGTAGTGAGCATTGCCAATTTCTCATTTGGGTCGAGGTGCGAATTTACCAAGAGCGCACTTGGCCAGAAGGACGCTGGGTGCGTTGGGTGTAAACACAAGGAGGCTTGATGTTAAGAAAAGGCCAGCCAGTGAAATTTTTGCGCCCGAATAGCTCGATGCAGCTTGTCTACCATGCGATTGGGAACGGGTACAGCACTTACTCAGAAATTCTTAAAGAGACAGGGCTGAAGCCCGGGGCAGTGCGAAGCGCCCTGACGAACCTGACATTTGTAAGCATGATCGAGAAAGACACTGATATTCAGGGGCGCAGGATATATATCCTCCCTGAAGCACTGAAGAAGTCCAGCGGCTGGAGTAATGCGAGTTCCGTGTTTGCATTTACCAGCAGATACAATCGTCTTACTCCTTGATGGCGTTGCCGTCTTTGCCCCTGCCTGTGGAGGTGGGGGCATTTTTTAGCGAATACTCTTAGGAACTCGCATGAATCAATCAGACATAGATGCTATCCTCGCGCAAAAGCAAAAAGAGTACCACGATCAGTTTGAGCTGGTGGTGACGCCAGAGGGCTATAGAGCACGCCATAAGATTACCGGGCAGAGCTACCAGGCGTACGACATATCCTGCGCGCAACAGAATTTAACAGGTCATGAGTCTTGCTCCTTGATGGCATTGCCATCTTTGCCCCTGCCTGATGAGGTGGGGGCATTTTTTAGCGAATACTCTTAGGAACTCGCATGAAATTTCGCGTGAAACAGGACTTGATCGCTCATGGCTAAGGGCGAAAAATTGGCAGCTTGCGATGCAATGGGCATTGATGAGCTATGTGACAGGATCATCGGCGGCGAAAGTCAAACGGAGATAGCGAGAGATATTAAGGTGAGCGTCGCTACTCTGGTTGGGTGGATTTCCTCTGATCCTGAACGTTCCGCGCGCGCACGCGAGGCCAGAATCGCATCGGCCAGCAGTTTTGCAGATAAAGCGGCGGAAGAACTTCAGTCCGCGAATGACGTATTCGGATTGGCAAAGGCGCGAGAATTGGCGAGCCACTGGCGATGGAGGGCGTCAAAAACCAATCCTCGCGAGTATGGTGACAAGATAGAAATTGATCAGCGAACTACGATCACAGACCTCACAGACGAGCAGTTAGATGAAAAGCTTACTCGACTCCTCGCGCAAGGATAAGCTTGAAATCGTCACTCTGCTCGAAGAAAAGAGTAGGCGCAAGTCTGAAAATCGGCTAAAAGACTACAAACCGTACATCAAGCAAAAGGAATTCCACGCGCAAATTGTGCGTGAGCGTCTATTGATGGCTGGGAATCAGCTTGGCAAGACCGTGGCGGGTGCTTTTGAAATGGCGATGCACCTTACCGGCTTGTATCCAGATTGGTGGGTTGGCCGGAAATTCGATCATCCAATCGCCGCCTGGGCTGGGTCAGTGTCTACCTTGGCGACCCGAGATACAGTGCAGCGGTTGGTTTGCGGAAGGCCCGGAAAAATAGGTACTGGCTCTGTGCCAAAGGCGCTAATCACTGACAAGAAGAACGCGATTGGGACGCCTGACTTGCTGGATCACATAAAAGTAAAGCATGTTTCGGGTGGCGAATCTACCCTTGCTTTCAAGAGCTATGAGCAGGGGCGCGAGAAATGGCAGGGAGAGACACTTGATATTGTTTGGTTCGATGAGGAGCCGGAGCAGGATATATATTCCGAAGGATTAACCCGCACCAACGCAACTGGCGGGGTGACCTATATGACATTCACCCCATTACTCGGAATGAGTGACGTTGTGAAGCGGTTTTTGATTGAAAAGACATCAGGCACTGGCGTCACGACAATGACGATTGATGATGCGGAGCATTACACGCAAGAGCAGCGAGATGCAATCATTGCTAGCTACCCGGCTCATGAGAGAGAGGCTCGAACGCGGGGAATTCCGACGCTCGGGAGTGGGCGAATCTTCGCCATCCCGGATGATATGATCGCCATTGACCCGATTGAGATACCCGCACATTGGGTGCAAATTTGCGGAATTGACTTTGGTTGGGATCACCCGAGCGCGGCGGTGCGTCTGGCATGGGACAGGGATGATGATGTTGTTTATGTTACATCCGCACATAGGCAAAGAGAGCAAACCCCTTTGCTTTTTGCGGCGACTGTAAAGCCGTGGGGGGCCTGGCTTCCTTGGGCATGGCCGCATGATGGATTGCAGCACGACAAGGGGTCTGGCGAGACTCTGGCTGACCAGTACCGGGCGCAAGGGCTGAATATGCTGGCAGATAAAGCCACTCACGCACCGAAAGAAACAGAGGCAGAAGGTACTGGTGGAAATGGGGTTGAGGCTGGTCTCATGGATATGTTGGACAGAATGCAAACGGGACGGTTCAAAGTGTTTCGACACTTGAATGACTGGTTTGAGGAGTTCCGCATGTATCACAGGAAAGACGGAAAGGTGGTTAAAACTGATGATGACCTGCTTTCCGCTACGCGATACGCTAACATGATGAAGCGCCACGCTATCACAAAGCCAAAGCCATCACTGCCCATCAAATACAAGACCGGTCGCTACATAGCGTGACCGCAAGGAGGACGACAATGTACACGGAGCGACTACATCTCATTGATGATGGCTTCGGAAATCTTCTAGAGGCATGCGGATCGTGGTATGACGAGCATCCAGAGGCGACAGTCCCCGCCGGGATGATCCGAGCTAATTATGGGGCGGCGCTTATGTTCGTGTTCGGGCATTGGCATCAAGATAAGAAGGCGCTGCTAGCACGCAAGAAAATTATCTCTTTACCAAGCCCGACAATGCAGCAAACTATTGGATAAGCGCATGAGCAAAATGGATGAGACAGAATTGCTAGAGTTGCTGCGTGCAAAAGAGCAGGCTGCAAGCCACTACATTCATGGCCAGCTCGGCAACGAGCGCGAATCTGCCCTGCGCGAATACTACCGCCAGCCCTACGGCAACGAAGAGGACGGTTGGTCGCAAATTGTCGCATCAGACGTGTCTGATTCTGTGGAGTGGATTCTTCCGGCACTGCTCAAAACCTTCACGGCTACTGACAAGGCGGTCTCGTTTGAACCCAACACCGAGGCCGATGTAGCCGGAGCCGATCAAGCGACAGACGCATGCAATTACGTCTTCTACAAGCAGAATAATGGCTTTCTGGTGCTGTACACGGCACTGAAGGATATGCTGACGGTGAAGAATTGCGCTGTTATGTGGCGCAAGGAAGAGACTGAAACCGTGTCCAGCGTGCCATTCAAGGGGGC